TAAGTGATAGCCATACCCGCCACGAGTAAAACCAAAGTCTCCTGCTTTCGGGTGACTCTCGGCTGCGTAATGCACACCTGCGCCAAACTCAATGAAAGTGATGGATTTGCCCGTTGCGGAGATAGCCAACTTGTTTTTGTCTATCCAAACAGGGGTGTTATTCACTCGCACATCATTTGTGCCGTCATAGATTGCATTTGCAAACCGCACTGTTGCTTCTTCGATTCCGATTTCGGCAAGCCGTTCCATAAGGATATGGACTTTTTCATCCAATTCTTTTTGGTAGCTTTCGATTTCGGTAATCGCCTTGTGCAGCGTTCCGAGAGTACACTTGATTTTCTTCACGATACTTCCACCTTGCTTACCGCAAATGAGACCGTGTTGAGAGACCGAGCGACCTTCTTCACGATGTAGTCGTAAATCAGGTTTCCGTCCTTGTCATAGGCGGGAGAAGAGTCGATGCAAAGGACAGAGTGTTCATCGACCGGGCAGGTAACATCGTCTGTGATAATGACCTTATCATACAGAAGAGAGTTACCGAACTGCTCAACCTGAGCTTCGCCCGTAGCGGCTGACACATTGGCTTTCATCTCAACGGGAGATTCATAGACCACCTTGTATTCACCGCTGTCATTGCCGTACTCATCTTTGATAGCGACCTTTTCCTTAAAGAGTGCGTAGTAGAACTTTCGCTTATTTCGGCGTAAGCATCTCATTTCAGCACCCCCGCAAAAGGAAGTACTCTCGATAGCATCGACTCAGGCACATCGGCGTTTTCGTAGGAACGGTTGATACCATTTTCGCTATGGTAGGTCTCTCCCTCCGCACCACGCTTGTTGAGAAGATAGCAAGCAATTTCAACCTGATTGGTTGCGTACTTGTCCGGCACTATCTCAACATCATCCCGGTAGGGATAGGCTCTTTGAATAACCTTTCGACCCGCCAAAGAAAGATAGGCAAGCAACACGCTGTCTGCGGTCTCCTCGCCCTTTTCCTCATTCAAGAGGGATTTGAGCATCGTGAGTTTTTCTTCGTCAGTCCATACCATGTTGCTTGCCTCCTTTCATTTTTTACGCAATGGTGTACCAACCGCTGGTCTTCGGGTTATCGCCCGTTGCGGGAGTAACCGCAACATAGCCGTTGCCTACCTTCTTGTAGTAGGTAGTACCCGCAGTAACCGTAGTTTCGGTTGCGGCGGTAGCAGTACCCTTGAAGAGCTTGACAACCTTCGTCTCATTGGTGAGAGCCGCAAGGTAGTACTTACGAGAGAAGATACGATTCTCACGAGTGTTGGCATCACGCTCCTGCTCGATTTCAACGCCCTTCTTGTTGAAGAGAGTGACGGCTTCCTTCGTGCCCATGTAGATAGAGCCGGAAGTTGCATCCTTCTTCGTGTAGATGTTCACACCTGCCACAGTGCCGACATACCCGTTCTTTGCGAACGCTTCGACATACTGCAAGGTGTCTTTCAGTTCCTTACGGATGTCAGCGACATCGGCGGGAGACACGAAAGCAAAGATGGTAACATCTTCGAGGTTTTCGAGCGCAAGCACAGACTGAGCATCAGCGAAAATATCAAAGTTGAACTTCGTGCCGAGAACTACCTGAGTAGCCTTTACAAACTCCGCATAGATGTCAGCGTTCACGGTATTGAACAGGTCAGTACCCATGTGGCGAGTGCCAACAGGGACAAGCTGCGGGTCGGTCATAGCCTGTTCGTCATAATACTTGAATCTGTTCTGAGCGAGCAGAATCGTGTACTCCTTCGGGGTATAACCAACCTCGATGGACTTAGAGTTACCCGCACCGATTGCGAGCTTTTCAGTACCATCGGTAGCCTTATAGACATTGATTTTGCGAATCATGCCGGGAGTGCCGACAAGATTGTTGTCAACGGTGCAGAACTGCTGCAAGTCAAGATGAGACTTGTACTGGTCTTCTACCTCGTTAGACAGGTAAAAATTCGGATATACGGTATTAGCCATTATTCATTACCTCCATAAAGTTTTTTGTATTCTTCGGGATTCTTTTCGGAATACTCATAACGCTCCTGCGGAGACATTTTTCTCAGCTTGTCGAGAGTCATTGTGTCCCCGCCGTCTCCGGCAGGGGGAGCAGGTGTCTTTTTGAGCAAGTCCGCTTTCAGAGTTTTGTCGTGCGTTTCGAGGAACTTTTTCTGATTGGCAAACACCTTAGCGGTATCTC